CTAATGATTATCGAAGATGTCGAGGACCAGGAGGAAGCCAGAGGCCGTTCCGGCAAGGGGCTTATTGGGCAATTTGTCAAATACATGCGCAACACCGTCGAGCAAGACGGCAAAGTGTATAAGTCGGATAGCCAGTTCAAGATGCAGCGGGTGGGTGTTAAGACGGATATATTTTACATCAACGACCCGACCGCACAGATATTGATGCAGCAGTTTTACAACTTCATTACGGATGATTTCACCGTGGAGATGAAGGGAAAGACCTCGTTTGTGATACCTTACAAATTGTCGCCTAAACTGCTCATTACGACCAATTACTTGCCACCGCTGGAGAGCGACAGCGACAAGGACAGGTTCATTGTTATGGCCATAAAAAAGGTATTTAGCGCGACATATCGCTTTCAGGATGTATTCAAAGGGCCTGATTTTTTCAGCGATGAATGGCCGGAGAAGGAGAAGTTAGCCGTTTACAATTTTGCGATCGAGTGCATCCAGATGTACCTGCGTGATGGAATTATCAAGTATGAGAACATCGATATTAAGCAAAAAATGGAGCGCAGGCTGATATCAACGCTTGTTCCGGGCTATCTCATCGAGGTCATGGAGAACGCTTTTGAGTGCGCTGCGGGGTCCGTTAGCCACAGGATTTTTGAGGAAAAACTGGAGCCGTTCGGGGTTAAAATTGGCAGCGGTGAAACCCTTGTTTCGTGCTTTCAGCATACTGGGGACAGTATAAAAATATACTCGCAAAAGTTATGGGGGTATTGCCAAAAGGCATACTCGGCTAAAATATTGGACAAGTTTTTCGGCAGGAAATTGTCTTTTTTCCTGCAAAAATCAGGGTATAATTATATCAAAGAAAGAGACAAAAACGGGCGATTTTTTGAGGTAAAAATTGCTGCCATCAACGAGATAAATCAATGGTCGAAAAGGGAAAAAGTTAATGGCAGCGCGGAAAATTTAATGGCAGAATCAGGTTTAGGGGAACAACATATTAGTAATTTACCTAATGACTATCTCCCGTTTTGAAAAATCTGCCATTAATTTAATGGCAGCTGCCATTAAGAAATATTTTTTAATGGCGCTTGCAAGTAATTGAATTACAACAACTTACAAGGCATCTGCCATTAAAACCATTAAAATTCCTAAAAAATAATAAGTAAATAAAAAGTAAATAATATAGGTATATATATATAAGGGTTTGGACATTTAATGGTTTTAATGGCAGAACATCAAATTGATAAAAAAAATAAACATGTTACAGAACGAAAAAACAGTCGTCGAAATCGTCAGCGAGATGTGTCAGGTTGATGACATTTTTCACAAGTGCCGAAAGCGGGACAATGTGCTTGCCCGTCAGTTTGCCTGGAAGATCATGAGGGATTATTTTGGTTACACTTTGGTGCGTATTGCGGACCTGTTCACCAAAGATCACAGCACCATCATCAACGGGCTCGAAACAATCAACAACCTGATTGCCGTGAACGATAGCGTCACACTGATGCGCTGGCAGGACATCATGGGGGACGAACGGATGACCGTGATACTGGAGGAGACAGATAAGGTGGTTACTATGCTAGTGCCCGGGTATGTCGATAAGAGCGAGCTTGTCGAGCACATCAAAGCAGCCTATCCAAAAATCGAAATCCACTAATTAGCCACATTGTTGCTGCATGTAAACAATGTTGACTAATTTGGTCCGATATGGCTTATGACAGGGAGGAGATATATCAGCTTGCATTGCGCAAAATTGTAGAGGAGGAGTGCGTCACGGAATCAGAATTAAAACTGTGCTTGCCCATATGCCACCAGACCTGGTATGACTGGGGTTTCGATAAATCTGACGAGATAAAAAGGCTTATCCGTGAGGAAAAGGTCAAGATCAAGAAAAAAATGCGCCGCAACTGGCGCAATTCTGATAACCCGACCTTACAGATTGCCGAATTCAAACTGATCAGCGATGATGATGAGCTCGAGCGCCTGAATACCCAAAAAGTAAACCAAACAATCAACGTGCCCAAACCGGGCATTGCGTTATACATCGGCACAGATGCAGACGATCAAAGTGACGGCGACGAAGCCGATGGCCAGAACGGTTAAAGCTCTTTTAAATTCGGGTAAAAGGTACATCTGCCATGAGGGCGGCGCGCGAAGCGGCAAGACATTCGGCATTTTGCAGGCCCTGATATACTGGGCCGACAATAATCCGGGGACGAAAATTTCAGTCGTGTCTCATTCGCTCCCGCACCTGAAACGTGGCGCGTTTAGGGATTTCATGGAAATCATGAACGATTGGCAATGGTACAGCGAGGCGCAGCACAATAAAACGGACCAGGTGTACACATTCGAGAACCGCTCCTACATCGAGTTTGTGGGGCTGGAGGATCCGGGCAGGGCGAGAGGTCCGGCGCGGGATATACTTTTCGTAAACGAGGCGAACCTTATCAGCAAACCGCTCTTTGACCAGCTGGATATGCGAACAACGTTTAAGGTCATCACTGACCTAAACCCGGCCGATTTTGATTGCTACGCCTATCATATCGCGGACGGCGACAAGGCGGTCAAGGTGGTCAGCACATACAGGGATAACCCATATCTGTCTGACATGCAGCGCGGCGTGATTGAAAGCTACCGCGACGCGGACCCGATGATGTGGAAGGTTTACGGCCTCGGCGAACGCGGAGCCAGCCAGGAGCAGATATACACGCACTGGCGGATATGCGAACAGATGCCGGAAGGCACTGAGACGTTTTACGGGCTGGATTTTGGATATCGTAACCCGACTGCTATCGTCAAGGTTAAACTTTACGATAATGCGCTTTATGTGAAGGAATTGCTTTACCAGTCTAACCTTACAACGAATGACCTTGCTGACCTTATGCCATCGCTTGGCATTGCGCCTGGAGATGAGATTTTTTGCGACGCAGCGGAACCGAAAAGTATTGAGGAGTTACACAGATGCGGGTGGAACGTGAAGCCTGCGGACAAAGATGTGTATGCAGGCATCATGAAGGTGAAAAGCCTCCCGCTGTTTGTTCACGGAAGTAGCGTAAATTTGATGCACGAGCTGAAAAGCTACAAATGGAAAACCGACAAAGACGGAACGGTCATCGATAAGGAACCAGTGAAGCTGAACGATCACATCGTGGATGCAATGCGTTACGCGGTGTTCACGAAATTAAAACAGCCAGCCCTGACATGGGGCGTCATGTAATGGCGATATTTGACCGGTTTATCGATAATTATCTTCGGCGAAAGGGTTTCAGCCCTAATCAGCCGAACCAGGTGATGCCCATCAACGCGTCCGCGGTCCTATCGCAATTCGACGCGCAGAAATATACGTCAGCGTACGATAACAACAGCGATGTCTATGCCATCGTTTCATTTCTTGCCCGTAAGGCAGCAAGCATTCCGTGGTACGTTTACCGCAAGAACGAAGGCCGAAAGGCTGCGCTATCGCTTGAGCGTTACAAGCAACTGACCAAAGGCGTCGGCCATCCTGGCGCACTGGAGCGCGCAATGATTGAGCGCAAAAACGCATACGACGAGAGCATGATCGCGGACAATTCAAAAGTCGCGGCATTGCTCAAGCGTCCGAACGGATATCAGGGACAGGATCAATTTTTTGAGCAACTTTTCGGGTTCCGGTTCCTTACAGGCGAGGGCTTTGTATGGGGGAACGATGGCGACACTGATGGCGAGTTCGTCGAGATGTTCATCATGCCATCCCAATACATGGGCCTCCTGCCAGATAAGAATGACCTTTACGGCGTGGCCGGATGGGAGTTACAGGTCGGCGTCGGATCGCAGTATCTGGAGAAGGACGACATTATGCAGTGGAAAAGCTGGACGCCAAAGTTCGACAGCGTTACCCGTGAGCATCTCCGAGGCGTGTCACCTATCAAGGCGGCATGGAATACTTACCTGATGGGCATCGAGGCGCAGAAAGCCGCCGCGAACCAGATGGCGAACGGAGGCGCGAAGGGCGCACTGGTGCCAAAGGCGACCGGAAACGTGGTTCCACAAGTTACAGAAACACAGGCCGCACAGATGCAGAGGGCACTTGCCGACAGGATCAACAATAACGAGCGCGCCGGCCAGGTGGCTATGTTGCAGACCCCGTGGGACTATCTTTCGTTTGGATTGAGTAATCGGGAGATGGCACTCATTGAAACGATGCAATTCTCGCTCCAGCAGTGGTGCCGGGTATTTGGTATGCCGGTGGTTCTGTTCAGCCCGGACAACATGGCTGACAACAACTACCAGAACGCCCTCCGCGATCTCGTTACGAACACGATTGTCCCCATGTGCGCCCAGCTGCGCGACGAATTGAACAGGTGGCTAGTACCCCGCATGAACGAGCCGGGCGTGTTCATCGACTTTGATATCACGGCATTGCCGGAGCTGCAGAGAGATCTGGAGAAAATGGTCGCGGGCCTTGTTAATGCCAACTGGCTGACGATGGATGAAAAAAGGATTGCGATGAACTACGAGCCGAAAGGCGGCGCATACGACATGAGCTATGTGGCACAGGGCTTGATACCTTTGGAGGACGCGGGCATGGACATGGGGTACGGCGATGGAGCTGACGGTGATATATCGATCTGACGATGTGGTGCATTATCACGTCATTGTCAAGGGGCAGGTGGTCCGGGAAATAGTGACATACATAAAGGGTGAAAATCCGTGGACATTGAACACATTAATCAGCTGGTCAGAGAACGATTTCCGCGACTACCGACAGAATGGTCATGTATAACGGAGGCAAGGATGAGGGACGCGGCGCGTGAAAGTTACAGACAAAGATTAATAGATGAATTTCGCAGAGCGGAGGAAATACTGGTTAGCGGCGGGCCGACAGATGCGCAAGCATGAGGTCGGATATGCGAAAAAGATACAGGCATTAATTAAGCGTCAGGTGGACGCACTGGTGAAGCAAGCGGACAGTATCGGGTTTCAGGCGGCATGGAGCAAAATGCCCATGTTTAACGATGAGTTTATAAAAATCATTATGGACCTTTACAAAAAGGTCGGCCTGCAATTCGCGATAAATGTGAACAGATCTTTGCAGGTACAGGAGCGGAAAGATGTGTTTTTCAATGCTGATATCATTCAGCGCATTGTAAACATTTTGGGCAGGCACGCGCTGGACCTTGTCACGCGGATGGATGACACGACAAAGCAGGAACTGCTTAAAATCATCACGCAGGGCGAGGAACAACAGTTAAGTTACCGGGAGATTGCGCTGAACATCGCCAATAGTTACATCGTGCAGTATCCGAGGGCCCTAACCATCGCAAGGACGGAAGTCGGAAGGGCATCAAACGTCGGGGCGATGGAGGCAGCGGCAAAGAGCCGCACAGTATTGACAAAAGAATGGGTTGCGGGGAATGATAAA